CGCAGTAAATAAATCTTGTATTAACTCCACACTATTAGAGAAGTCAAATAATCTTTTGCTTCCTCTTACTTGGTGATATCCTATAACTAGAGGAAATTCTTTCCCTTTTGCCATAGCTTCAAATTGAGGTCTAAAAGCCTCAAACTCATTAGGCCTTGTAATATCTACATAACCCTTAACAGTTTTTCTTGTAGAAGAAAATGCTTGTACACCTAGTGCTCTACAGTATCTATTTACTGCAGGGCTACTAAATATACCACTCCTTGTCTTTACTTTACTGTTCTTTAATGAAGGCACATTGCCTGGTATAAAAATCATAGTTTATAGTTTATTAGGTTTTCCTGGGGTAGGTTATCAATCTAGACAGTCTCTACCCCAGTTCCCCTATTGTTTACAATATTCGAACACATTCTTTAATGGCTCGTAAGAAGCACATTGCTTCATTTTTCTGTACGTATCAAAGCCATTGTTTGAAAAGTTAGCATACTTGCCAATACCAATCCAAAAAGCTTCTTTACAATACCTCTCTACTCTATCACAACCGTCAGTTATAATAACAGCATTCTCTTGATTAATAATAACTTGGTCAATAACTCTATTGAAGTTAGTTCCACCAGATTTATTAAAAGCTAAAATACTAAATTCATTTACATTTTTTATTTGATATAAGTCATCATCAAAGAAATAGAGATTTTGAATCATTCCCATTTTGTACAATACTAAAGCCATACCTTTTACAAGGTCAGACATTCTTATACTTTTTCCGTCAAACTCTTCTCTATCATGCATAGAATAAGAACAGTCAATATATAAATCTATTTTGCCTGTATAAACTTTCTTTGCATTAACTATATTCATAAGCTCAGCATTTTTAAACATAGGAGCTAGAAATTCTAACCCATATAAATCCTCACATGCTTCGCAATCAAATAAACTCTCCTCAACAACATGATGTTTCTTAGAAAAATAGTTTTCAGATTTATTTAAAATCTTCTTTAATATTTTTTCTATACTAGTCTTGTTGATTGATACTGCTTTTAGTATATTTTTGATTCCCTCAATCTTATCTAGAAAATCTGGCTCATTCTCAGACAAATCTTGTAGCGCTTGCTTACCAATCTTTTCTTCAAGATCTTGCATTTGCTTAGACGCTTCTTTACCTGCTTTATCTAGATCTTTTTCATACTTATCTAGTATTTCGTCAAGTTTATCAGTTGTCTGCTTGCTAACGTCATCATCACCATCACCATCTTGTCCAGTTCCTGACCCAGCTCCACTTGATGGGGCCATTTCATCTCCTTTGTCATTACTTTCTTCAGTAGATTCTTGATTGCCATCACCAGGGTTACCTTGTCCAGGACTAGACGCTCCGTCATTATCCTCTCCAGGGTTATCCTGCTTGTCACTATCACTCTTTCCTTGACCACCAGCTTCATCACAATCACCAGCAGGACTATTAGTCTCTTCCTTCTCTTGCTGACGCATCTCCTCTTCTAGCTCTTCATGAACTTTCTGCATATACACAGCCATCTCTCTCGTTACTATTTGAGAGAATAGAGGTGATCCTTGTGTCACTGTCTTAGTTAGAGAGTTATATACTCTATCTAGAATCTTCTGCTTAACGACATTGGTTTTTGTAGTTTCTTTTCTCTTAATATCTTCATTAGCATACATACTGTATACGTCTTCTATAAGATGCTGAGGTAAGCTACAATATTGACCTGTCTTGTCTTCGACATAATCAGAAATATTTTCCAATCTGGATTTCTCACTAGCCGTTACTCCTGGCATTATTACTTGTTTGCTTGTATCACCAAACATACCTGCACCTGGAGCATATCTATCATAAAGATCATGGGTAGGAGCTTTCCAACTCCCACCTAGACCTACTTTAGTTTGCTTAATAAAACTCATTAAGCGTTTTCATTTAATGCATCCAAAGCTGCAGATTCTTCTTCCTCGTTAGATAAGAATTTAAGTTTATCTTGAGCTTCCATTGCTCTGTTGATAACATCTTTCTCATCCTCAGGCTTAAGTATACCTTTAGCTTTTAAGTCTTCACCAATAGTGTTGACTTCAGTCATTAATTTTCTATACTGATCATCAGTTGTACAACTAGCAATCATATCTACTTTGTCATATAAACCTCTTAGTTCTCTTGACATGATACTCTTTGCTAATATGTCAGCGTCAGTCTTACCTACTAGTAATTCCACAGCTTTTACAAAAGCTCTATCTTGATTTGTTGTGTATACAGCCATAATGTTTGCAACTAGTGTTGGAACATAAGATAAAGTTCTGTCTGATAATTTGTTGTAAGTTAAATCCATAACTTTCTTAATCTTCTTAACGTCAAGGCTAGCTAAATTAGCCTCTACCTCTCCTGCTTCAGGAAGATTAACTGCATATTGTGTTTTAGAAGCTCTACCACCTCTTGCAAAGTAGTCAAGCATATCTGCTTCACGCAATCTATTTACTCTAAATGTAATTGCAAATCTATCCCAGAATGGAGAATTGATCTCATCTTCAGGAATTTCATTACAGGTTGCTACAAAAACATCCCATTGACACTTTTTCTTCTCTGTACCGTTAAATATGTACTTCTCATTCATAACACCAAGTAAACTATTTCTTAATGATGCTGACGCTTTGTCAATCTCGTTAATAATAACAAACTTAGCATCTGCTATAGGAGATACTACTTGATACTTGTTGTTAGTTGTTAAAGCCTCTAGATCAATATTACCTTTTACAGCATTACTTCTAGTACCTTCGTCTGTTTCTAATAAGAATATATCATTGTTAGATATTTCTCCTAAAGCTGTTCCAGCATAGTCCATTACTGCCGCTGTTTTAGCTACACCTGGATCTCCAATAAGTAATACTGGTAGTCCAATTGCTTCTGATAATGCTAATACGTCAAATAGATCCTTCTTTTTTGCTAGGTTTGTGTTAATTGTTCTTTTCATCTTTGATTAAATTTTTGATTAGGTCATTTGTTTTTTGTTGTCCATACTTCTCTCTGAAGTCAGACGGATCTTTGACACCATATTGTTTAGGTATCTCAATTTGTGTTAAATTAAATTTGTCACACATTTTTTTACCTGCTGTGCGTCCAGGATTATTCTCATTGTCAAAGTCGTTATCATATAGAACATAGATGCTTTTAAATCTACTTTTAAGCTCATTTATGACACTTTCTTTTGCGTTAGTATTTTCACTTTGTAATGCGCATGAAGCTAGTACATTTGGCCTACCAAGAGTAAATAAGACAGTCATTGAGTCTTTCCTACTGCTTGATATTACAAGATTTTCTCCTGTGGCTGGTAATTGGTTCCACATCTCCCATGTAGAGAAATCATTGTTGTTAATCCATTTGTTATCCCCAAACGGCTGATATATTTTCCATGTTTTAATACCATCCTTTTGTTCCAGGTAAGCATAGCTTTGCCCTGAAGTCTGTTTTACGTAATCATTGATAAAATAGTGTGATATTGGGAATACTCCGCAATATTCTAACTGTTTTTTACTAAATCCGTATTTGTCTGACCAAAATTGTTTGTCAGCCAAGTTCCACTCTCTTACTTTAATCTTAATTTCTATCCTATCTTTTACTACCTTTCCAATGTTGTTTTTAGCTACATAAGTAGTTCTTAATGCAGTTGCAACTACACTTTTTGATTCAAACTGAGTAAGCTGAAATTCTTCGGCAAGGAAACAGAACACATCTGTTATCCTAGAGAATTTAAAAAGTTTCATCACAAACACAAAGGCATCACCTCTGTCTCCTGTTGCAAAATCTTTATACATTAATTTCTGATAGTTGTCACTAAAGAATATATTAAATGACGGTATTTTGTCATTCCTTAGTGGACTACAGATAGGTTTCTTAGGTATTCCACCTAAAAAGTGGACAAAGATTTGCTCATCTGTAATACAACTCAATATATCTTCTTTATTGGGTAGTTTTTTAATCTCAATACTTTGTCCAAATCCCATGTTTTTTAATTTAATTGGTTAAAAAAGGGGCTCACATTACATGAACCCCTATTAATCTTACTATAATCTAAAATTGACTACTCATCTAACCAAGACTCTTCTGCTACCGCTACATCTGATGTTGTATTGTTAGCAAAGATGTCTTCTGTTGGAGGCAAAGTGTTTGCATCCATCTTAGTAGGCGTGATGGAGTACTCACGTAGGTTGTAATCTTGAGGTCCAAAGTCTGTAGTACCATAAGCACCATTTGCTTTAGCTTCGTCAATAGACTTAGCTAGATACTGAAACTTGTTAGCTCTGTTACCAGAAAGAACATACTGACGTAAACTTTTCTTAGTACAAACTGTTTGTCTCAAACTTTGATCATCTGCAACTTTAACACCTAAAGCTAAACCAACTTTGTTATTAGTAGTTTCAATTATACTTTGTAAGTATAAGAAGTTACCTTTAAACATGTCAGCCCACTTATCTTTTTCAAACTTAGCATGTCCATCACTAGGATCTGCCATCTTGGTTAAATCCCAAGGCAAGTTTAATAAGTTGGCAATAAAATCAATTACTTCCTCTTCTCCACGTTTAGCAACCTTCAGTCCAGAAGTGTTGTACCAGTTCATATTGTCAGGCACATTCTTAGATTGAATTTGGTCTTTAGTTAACCAGGTGGTTTTACCAAAATCATTAATAACTTTTACTTTACCTGTTTGACTCATGTGGTGAGTGTTCATTACGTAAAATGAAGCCTTAGTTGTGATAGTGTTGCCAGCATCATCATTATCTAGATAAAAATCTAGACGCAGTTGCTCAACTTCTCTCTCACCGTCTCCATCTTTTACAGTCTGAGTTCCAATATATTCTGGCTCATAACTAATTTCTCTTCCATATAATGCCTCTAACTCTTCTTTCGAAGGATTAACAGCCATTACTTTGAAATTTTCTACACCTGTGAAAAACTTACGTGATCCACCTTCTTTTACTTCATTACTTTTTCCAAAACCCATACTTAATTTGATTTAAATTTAATTATTAATTTACTTTTATTATTATTCATCTTACATAGGAACATTAAATCCAGAACTTACTGGAACTTGTCCGTCATCTGAAACAACTTCATTATACTCATTACTGTCAATGTTTAGGTCTGCACTGTCAAGGTTTAAGTCTGCAGGATATCCAACTACATACTCTTCTCCTACTACTTCAGTATCAAGTATCTCATCAGTTGTCATCTCTTCAGCTCCAACATGTACAGTTAACTCATAGATGTCAGCCTCTCCCGTATCATTATATAATGATATTTCAAAGTTGATGTCTGTAGTGTCATCTTGCATGCCTAAGAAGCTACGTACTTCATTAGATAACTTAGTTGATGAAATAGCTTTACCTTTCTCTCTTGAGTTAGTAAAACTAGATTCATTTTTAGATGTGTTGTAAGTAGTTTCCTTAGTTTCATGTAGAAACTCATCAGTATTAATTACAAATAATCTAGGTGTTACATTATTAGCATCTGGTTGTGCGAAACCAAATAATAATTTCTGAACTGCACCTTTAGGTAAGCGTAACAATGCTGCTGCTTCTCTATTAAATAATATTCTTCTAGAAGTCTTAGGACCTCTATTAGCTTCCAGTTTCATGGATGCAAATCCAAATTCACTAGGTGCTGAATTACCAGCTACTGTGGTCTTTAATGACCCAAATACAATGTTTAACATATTCTCTTTTTTGTTTATTATTTTGTTGCAGGAACATTTAATAGAGGTTCCTGCTTCTCTGGTCTCTTACCACCTTCTCCTTTAATTACCGTAGCTTTACCCTCGATAAAAATCTTACTCCAGTCAACTGTAATATCATTAACTTCATTGGAAGTTGCAACAGTTATTTTCTGGCCAATAAGATGTTTTTGTCTTGAGCCTACTACTAGTGAATCACTTGGTTCGAAGTCAATAACAGTTTTATTATCATCTCTATATACCAACCCAATTGCATCACACCATGAACATAAAATTGTTTTAGTCTGACCAGTTAGTGCTATAGATTTCTCAGTGAATGAATCACCACCTTTTGACATATCTTTCTCTTTAACGTGACCTATTAAAACTAGTGTATCACAATAGTTTTCAAGAGGCTTTAACATTTTAAAGAAAGCCTGTCTGGTATATAAATAACCAGCACCATTAGGCAATGTTCTTACATCTGTCCCTGTAAAGTTTGCACCCATCGAAGTCTTTCTGTACAACTGTACTGCTAACTGTAATGAGATGTCCTCTAAGGCTGTCATAGTATCTAAAGCTATGTATTTGTATGGATTCTTTCCTGTCTCTTCTTTTGACTTCTTAAGGGCTTTCATAAGCTCCCCGTATTCAGCCATATTAGTGACATTAACAATCATACCATCAACATAGTTAGAACCCTGTTCCATATCTACAATTAGACAGTCTTCAAGTTCTGATACAATTGTGGTTTTACCACATTTAGGCGCACCAAAGAGTAATAGTCTCTTAGAGTCTAGTCTCTTGGCTTTTTGGCGTATCATTGGCAACTCCATATTACTCTTCTTCGTTATTTGCGTCTGACTTAGATTGTGCCATCATCATAACTAAGCTAAGCTTAGCAACCATAAATGCTAAATGTTCCTTCGTAAAGGTTTCCTCAACACACTCTGCTAATTGAGACACTAAGTTTAAATCAGGATCCATTTTATCCATAAACTTGTCCATAACAATATTAGAAGCCTTAAATGCATCTAAATCAATGCTACATGCTTCAATATCACTTTCAATGTTACTGTGATTGTAATTTGATTTACTCTTTTTTAATTTAATCATATTTATTTGTTTATTTACCGTAAAGATACGGATTTTTTGGTTATTAAACTAGTTTTAATTGTTTTATTTTCTGTACTAATTCGTCTATACTACCTTCGTTTTCAATAACATAGTCGAAATTATAGTTGTCTAAAGCTGTTTCTGAAGAGTGTAAAGTTTGAGGGAAATCAGTTGTAAATTTATCTACATCTAATCTATTAACCCTAATAACAATACCACCTCTATCTTTAATAGCTTGAGCTTCATTAGGAAACCTAACATCTGTTATTATCCAACTTGGAAAAGAACGATGTATCATTTGACCTGTATCCTCTTCATCTGTTGGACATTCTTGTTGTCCACAGTCATCACATACATAATCAACAAACAAAGCATTTACCCAAATATTAGGGTGAATAATTTGTCTA